ATATCTCGGTTCAAGATTAACTGGTACAGGAAGACTGGAAAGCTCAAACATGGCGGCAGAAGCAACAGACGGCTCTTTTAAATGGGACTACATGAATGGTTGGTTTGACAACTCATTCAGCGATACCAATTATGTTGGCTACAATTTCAAACGCGCCGCAGGCTGCATAGATGCGGTTGCTTATACTGGTACAGGTAGTAATCGCACATTAACACATAATTTGAGCATCGCTCCTGAAATGATGTGGGTCAAAAATAGAACCGACAGTGAGCATTGGGCTGTTTACCATAAACATTATGGTGGTACACATTGGGCAAACTTAAATGAGCTGGATGGTTTTTCAACAAGTAGCACTATTTGGAATAACACTAACACGACAGCCTCTGTTTTTACGGTAGGAACTGCATCGAGCACTAATCAGTCTAATAAAAATTATACAGCCTATTTATTTGGTTCGGTAGATGGAGTCAGTAAAGTTGGAAGCTACACAGGTAACGGCTCTACTCAGACAATAGACTGCGGATTTAGCGCAGGGGCAAGATTTGTTCTTATCAAAAAATCTAGCGAATATGGTCTGTATATGGTTTTTGATTCATTCAGAGGCATAGTATCGGGTGATAGTCCATACTTTAATTTAAATGACACTAGTGCGCAAGTTACCAACACAGATAAAATTGATCCTGCTGCAAGCGGATTTGCGGTAAATGTTGGTGATGGTTATCAAAGTGACGCAAACGAATCTGGACAAACTTACATCTTTTTAGCAATCGCATGACAATATAGGAATATCAACTATGTCAAATTACCTCAAGCCTTCAACGGGCGAAATTAAGACACAAGGCGAGTGGAGACAGGCAAACAAGCATATGTCTCTACCTAGAGTATGGACTGCGGACACGCTGACTGATCTGCAACTAACAGCTATCTTGGCAGCTCCTAAACCAGACTGCACAGACCTACAAAACGTGGTAAGCGATGGCGTTACTACAGACGCTAGCGGCAACACTATCGAGGCATGGAGCGTTGTAGATAAGTTTGCTGACACCACAGCAGAAGACGGGACTGTCACCACAAAGGCAGAGCATGAGACTGCCTACACAGCTAGTTTAGTGGCGGCAAAAGAAGCATCTGTTCGTACTGACCGTGACAGCCGAATTGCGCTTACAGATTGGACAGGTATGTCTGACGTTACTATGACTGCTGACATGACCACATATAGACAAGCTCTTAGGGACATAACAGCTCACGCTGATTTTCCTAATCTTAAAGATTCTGACTGGCCTACTGCAACATAAAGGGTTAAGTTATTAAGGACACAATTAAATATGATTGGCGAAATAGCTTTATTAATTAAGGGACTAGACACAGCATGTAAATTAGTGAAGACAGGACTTGATCGTAAAAAAGATTTAGAGGAAATGGGTGGAGAGATTAGTTCTTTCTTTGCTTCTAAAGAAGCTGTTGAAGAAAAAATTGCTGAAGTAAAAAAGAAAAACAAAAATTATAATTCGACTGGCTCTGCTTTAGAAGAAGCTATTCAAATAGAGCAGCAAGCTCAAAAAATAGAAGACATGATGAGCCGAATTGGAAAAGAGTACTCAAGGCAAGGTAAGTCACACAAATGGGCAAAAGTAAAAAAAGACGCAGCCAATATTCAAAAAAATCGAGACTTTAAAATGGCCGCTGCGAACAGAAAAAAAATACTTCAAGACAGACAAGATGATGAACTTTATCTTGTGATTAAATTAGTATCTGGATTAGTCATTTTAATGATTGGGCTTACAGGTGTTGTTTTACTTGTTCTAAACTAGAATAAAATGCATACATGACTATTTGATAATAGTTTTACATTTTGTACATAGTTGTATTAAGCACAGGATAAAATGGCTAAATTAATTGATTTTGCAAAAACACAGATTCAAGAAAATACAATAAGAGTCTGGGAACAATGTGGAAGGAGTGCTGTTAAAAGTGCGCCTATGTTAGGAGTTAGTCCGTCCACTGTTCGTGATCACGTTTCTACTGTTCGGTCATTTGCTACTGCGGCAGGATTTTCAGATACGTGGAATGCTACACGACATGTGCCTGAAGGCGAACATGTTATTGGTAGGTCTATATACACAAAAGATGATGAAGGCAATAAAGCCTGGCTAAAAACAAAGCGTACAGTATTACAAGCAGAACGAGAGCAAGCATTACAAGCTTTTGTTGATGAAATAAAACAAACTTTGATTCCTGTTAAAACAAAATCAAAACATAAGAAACATAATAAAGATTTATTTATGCCCACAATTATTATTGGGGATGCTCATATTGGAATGAGAGCTGATGGGTCTGAAACGAGGGATAGAGATTTTGATTCTAAGATTGCATCGCAAGAAATTTTAGATGCTGTAGATAATTTAACAAATCAAATGCCTCAAGCTAAGACCGGCATGTTTGTACAAGTTGGTGATTTTACTCACTCTGATGGCTCTAGTCCATTTACTACAAAAGGAACTTTGGTTGATGTAGATACGCGGTTTGAAAAGATTATGCGAACCGCAGCAAATGTAATGATTCATGGCATCAACCGCATGTTGGATAAATGTGACACAGTGCATGTTGTTGTTGCGAGAGGTAACCATGATTCAGATGCTGCTATTGCTGTACAACTTATTCTTGAATTTTATTACTCCAAAGAGCCTAGGATTAATATTTTAAAATCAAAAGGCTTCTTCCATTATCTACAATGGGGTAAATGGTTATTTGGTATTCATCATGGCGATAAGGTAAAGGCTGCTAAGTTAGCGCAAATAATGCCTAGAGATATGCCTAATGCCTGGGGCAGCACTACACACAGATTATGGTTTGTTGGTCACTTTCATCATGCAAGCGTACAAGAATTTGAAGGTGTAACAGTACAGAAATTTGGCACACTAGCCCCGCCAGACGCATGGCATGCAGGACAAGGTTACGGTTCAGACCACACAATGTCGATGATTGTGTTTAAGAAAAATGGAGGTAGAAATATTACCTGCACTTATGAAATTGACAAGCAGTACAGTGAGCCGGACGTAGTAATATAATGGAAGATAGATTAAGTAGAGTAGAAAAGAAAATTGATACATTGCAAGAAGCAATTGTTTCATTGGCGAGAGTAGAAGAACGATTAACTACTGTGTTTAATCGTCAATCTTCTATCGAATCTAAAGTAAATGCAATGGATAAGCATTTGAGTGAAATGTCAGCAAAGACAGATAACCGATTTTCAGAACGAATTTTTTGGATATTAATAATTGGAATTGTGACAACATTAACTAGCCTGCTGGGGTAATTATGAAACATGTATTAATTTTATTTACAATTTTTATAGCATCGTGTTCATCAATAGATATAGTTGATGATGCTGTCACAAAATATTGTTCACTTTCTGAGGCGCAACGCCTAGCTAATCGCGAAGCAATATCCTCGGTTGTGTTTCCTAATTCTATAGAGATTACTTGTGAACAAACAACTGATACTGAAAGCCTCTGAGCTTGCGTTAGCAGCGTATAACGAAGATATTAAGGGCGCAATGAAAATTGAAAACGCTCGGACTTCTACGACTGCTTTTATTTTAGAAGAAGATAATATTCAATATATTATTTTTAGAGGTACTCAGCAGGTTAGAGATTGGATTTTTAATATGACTGCGATTCCCTGGCGCTATAGGGGTAGATGGGTTCATGGCGGCTTTATGACTGCTCATCGCAGCGTATGGAAGAGAATAGAATCACAACTAGATGCATCTAAAGAAGTTGTTATGATAGGCCATTCGCTTGGCGGGGCATTAGCAGAGTTATCAGCTCATGTATGTCGAGCCTGGCCTAAAGTAAAATTAATCACGTTTGGTAAGCCCAACGTATTTTTGCGCCCTTCTAAAGCTAAGATGAAACAATTAAAAACACAGATTTCATTTGTATGCGGAAGTGATGTTGTTTCAAGAATACCTGCTATTGGATATTCTCCTGACGCAGGACAGACTTTAGTTTACTTTGATAATGATGACAACACATGGGTGAACCCAGACAAGAATTATGTCAGACAAAATAGAGGTATTAGTGATGCAGTATCAGATCACGACATGTCGGGTTATCGCAATCTTGTTCTTGGTTTTTGCGCTCAGTAACTGTGCAATTACACATAATTTAAAAGATGGATATGATACAGGAGACATAGCAAAAGGTTTGGCAGAAGATGTGCAAATTTATTGCTCCAACCCTATCGCTACAGTTCGTAAAGTAGCTAGGAATATCCTGTTAATTGCTACTGGAATCATACTGCCAGATGTATGCCCCAGCATTCCATTAACATTAATTAAAGCTAAACAGACATTGCAGGAATAGTTATGGCCGCAGCAGAAGATAGCGTAATAAAATATATGGCAGATAATCCTGGTGCTTCTGTTACCCAGATTTCTGACTTTATTGTTTCCTCTGGTGCAGACTTAGACACTGTAGCAGATATGGCAGGTGTCTCTCGCGCTGACGCTCGTGCTGCTTTCTCTCCCACTCCCGCACCAGCATCTAACAATAATTTTAATATGCTTAATGACTTAACTTTAGCAGGCAATATGTATTCTGCGATACCTGCCTCTCCTGAAGCTCCAGCAGGAGTAGGCCCAAATAGCCCTTATGCACTTAGTGCTACTGATAACACTGATGATAACATCCCTCTTATGCCAGCAGGCAATGCCGTAAACATTGGATCACAGATAGCTCAAAAAGCGTTAGTACCAGATAGCATAAGCATGAATGATATTAGCGCTAATATTATAAAATCTGTTACAGGGCCAGACTCAGATTCATCAGATAAAACCAAAGCTTTTTTTCGTGCTACAGATGCGCTTAACACCGTTATTCCTGGCATTGGTTTATTTGCTAGGCTAGTTGACGCTATGGATATATTTGGTGGCGGGGGTATGGAAGCAACTCCAATGACTCCCGAAGAAAGAGAGTTAAATGACGCTGCTGCAAAAGTAGACATGGCTTTAGGCTTGGCAGAACAAGCTTCAACGGGTGGCATTGATTCAGAGGGTCTAGCACCAGAAGCTTATCTTTTAGATGCTTTGAATACCGTTAACGCACTTCCAGATTCCAGCTTAGAATTTTTTGGTGATACTAAAGATCAGCTTTTAGACAAGTTAATAAGTTCTGGTGTTGACTCTTCTACATCTATGGGAGGAGTTAAGGGGAAATGGTATGACATCGAAACTGGAGAAGTATTGCCTAACTATAATCCCAATACCGGTGCGGGTAAAAACTCACCGTTAATGCCTCTTTTTTTCCCAGACCCTGTAGCTGATTCGGGTGGTGGTGGAGACACAAGTAGTGCAACTGATGCTACTTCTGATGCTTCATTAGATAACGAACTATTAAATACAGATTCTGTATTAAGTGATACGACCGTAGACCTTGATGAAAGCTATGGTAATGAAATGGATTGGACATACATGGGCAATGGAAACTTCGTTGATGGCGAAGGTAACACTGTATATAACGCCCAAGCAGCTAGTAATCCTGCCTACGTTGTAGGTGATAAGTACAGTAACGCTGGAGATATAGGTAGTGAAGAAGGCAGTAAGCCTACAGTTAATATTGGTGGGTTGTTGAGCGATGTTTCTATTTCTGGTGGTAGAACTGGCGGTGTTGATGGGCCTATTCAGTCAACCACACCAACTCCTACGCCAACTCCCACACCAACTCCTACGCCTGTACCTACACCAACTCCTGTACCTACACCCATACCTACACCTACACCTACTCCAACACCCACTCCAACACCCATACTTGATGTTGTAAGCAATGTGCTTGGAGATGATGTGCTGGGAGATGATGGAACAGGTACAGGAAACGGAAATGGTGGAGGTGATGGTGATGGTAATGGTGATGGAAATGGCAAGGGTAATGGAAATAGGAATTTATTTTTCGCTATTCAAGAAACCCCTGTTGTTGACTCTATTTTATTTGAACCACAATTTACAAAACTAGATAACATTCCTGTTGGGATGTTTGAGAGATTTATGCAAGCCACTGGAGGCAGGTAGATGACATACTTAGAAGCAATTAATAACGTCCTCCGCAGATTAAGAGAAGATGAGGTTAGTACCACGCAAGAAACTTCGTATTCTGGCCTCGTAGGTGATTTAGTAAATGACGCAAAAAAGTTAGTAGAAGACTCATGGACTTGGTCTGCATTACGCAGCACTATACAAGTTGCTACTGTAATTGGTCAGCCGGAGTATTCGCTTACTGGTTCAGGTCAAAGTGCGGTTATTAAACAAGCAATGAGTAGTAGCGGTTATGGATTCTTAACGTTGAATACTGTCCCGTATTTTGACAACTTATATTTTAATCAAACTCCTGCCAGTGCAGTACCTACTGACTACATTGTCAGTGGAGTAGACGATAACGATGACCTAAAGGTAAAGGTCTACCCGCAGCCTGACGCTGTGTATACTTTAAGATTTGACATTGCCGCACCACAAGCTATCTTAGCGGCAGATGCTACCAAGATTAAAGTGCCGTATCATCCTGTAGTACAGATGGCCTACGCTATGGCTCTTCGCGAAAGAGGTGAGACAGGAGGTCAGTCAGCAGCAGAGCAGTTTGCCGTAGCTTCTTCCGCTTTGTCAGATGCAATCGCAGTAGACGCTAACAGATACCCCTTAGAAACAACTTACATGGTGGTATAGATGGCTCAACAATTACAGAGCATTACAATAACAGCTCCTGGCTTTGCGGGTATTAACACCCAAGACGCACCACTAGCTCAAGAGCCTAGCTTTTCGGCTGTGGCAGATAATTGCGTTATTGATAAAGAGGGACGTATAGCTTCAAGAAAAGGCTATAGCATGATCTCGACTAACGGAACTGCTGTGCTAGGTAGCTCTGATGGCATTGAGGCTATGGGTGAATTCGTAGCTAATGATGGAGATATTACATTCTTATCAGCAGGTAACAACAAAATTTTTAAAGGCACTTCTACTTTGGTAGATGCCTCTCCTGGTTCGTATACCATTTCTGCTAACAACTGGAAGTTTGTGTCGTTTAACGATCACATGTATATGTTTCAACGCGCTCAAGAGCCGTTGCTGTATTCAGACCATGCAGGCACAGTGGATAAAATGTCAGCTCATGCAGGATCGGCTGGAACACCTCCGCAGGGTAATGAGTGTCTAGCAGCGTTTGGTCGTCTATGGGTAGCAGACTTTACGGCTGATAAATCTACAATATACTGGTCTGATTTGTTAGACGGTACAAAGTGGACAGGAGGGTCTACGGGGTCGATTGACATTACGACAGTCTGGCCTACAGGTTACGATACAATCGTTGCTTTAGCCGCTCACAATGGTTTCCTGGTGATCTTTGGGCGTAACTCTATTGTTTTGTATGATGGAGCCGAAAGCCCTGCAAGCATGACCCTTGTGGATACTATCTCGAATGTAGGCTGCGTCTCAAGAGATGCCGTAGTATCTACTGGTAAAGACCTTATATTCTTGGATGACTCAGGTGTTCGTAGCCTAGCCAGGACAATTCAGGAGAAGTCAGCACCAATTGGCGATATCTCTAAGAACGTAAACAACGATATTAAGTCCCTCTTTGCGGGAGAAACAGGCAATATCAGCCTGCATTACTCTCCTCGTGAAGCGTTTGTATTGCTTAACTTTCAAGAATTAGCTGTAGTCTACTGCTTTGATACACGTTTTCCTTTACAGGATGGTAGTTACAGAGCGACTACCTGGTCGCATATTAACCCATTGATTTTTACCAATACTACGGCTGAAGCTTTATACATTGGTAACAGTGCAGGTCTGGCTCAATACACAGGATTTAAAGATGGGACGAGCAGTTATCTATTAAGTTACTTTAGTCATCCTTTAAGTTTTGGCGATACAGCTAATTTAAAATTCTTAAAGAAGATTAACTTAACTACCTTTGATGGAGCAGAATCTACTGTTGTGTTGAACTGGGCATACGATTATTCAGGCGCATACAAGAAACAAGCGTATACTTTGCCAGCTTCTAATGTGGGACAATACAATATCTCGGAATTTAATACGACAGCAGAGTATTCTTCCTCTATATCTTTAATAAAGCGTAAAAAAATCAATACGTCAGGGCAAGGTACAGTAGTAGCCGTTGGCGTAGAGACTACAGTTGATGGCAAGACAATTGCCTTGCAAGAAATTAATATTCAAGCCCTAATGGGAAGGATTGTGTAATGTCTAACTACACGAAGATCACGAACTTCGCCGCCAAAGACACTATGGTTAGTGGTAACCCCGCTAAAGTGATCAAAGGCTCTGAGGTAGGGGCTGAGTACGATGCAATTGCTGTCGCAGTAAACAGCAAATCAAACTCTGAATCTCCTACATTTACAGGAACGGTAACCGCAGCTAATTTAACGGTAAGTGGTACGTCTACGTTTGGAACTATTAATGGAGGTACTTACTAATGGCCTGGTATGACAGTTTAATTGGTGGCACAACAGGAGGTTTGCTCTCTGCTATAGGCAGCGCAGCAGCCCAAGAAAAAGCAATCAGAGACGTTGAGAAGGCTGGTGAGAGTGACGTAAAGACGGTGTATGGAGACATGCCACCTGTTGCGGCTACTGGCGGCTTAATGGGAAAGATTGGAAGGGAATCTACATTTAAACCATTTGGCGTAACTACTCCAACTGGAAGCGCAGCGTCTATAGGTGCTGCTGGTGGGTTAACTGCTACGTTAAGTCCCGAAGAGCAAGCCTTGCAAGATAGTTTGCTAGGGTTTAGCTCTAGTATGTTTGACTTCTTAGGTGATCCAGGTAAACGAGGGGCAGAGCAAACTAGTTTAATTAATATGTTAACTCAAGACCCTACCCAAAGAGCTGCGCGAGAGCAGGAGATTATGGGCAATCTTACAGCCCTGCAAGCACCTGAACAAGAGCGGCAACGTCTAGGATTAGAAGAGCGGTTATACGGTCAAGGCAGAACAGGAGTCCGAACCAGTATGTTTGGAGGAACTCCTGAAGCTCTAGCATTAGAAAAGGCTATTCAAGAACAACAAGCTGGATCAGCTTTAACAGCTATGGAACAAGCAAGAGCAGAACAAGCTCTAACATCGCAGCAAACATTAGGTGGGCTGCAAGAGTTTAGAGGTAGGATGGGATTGGCTGGCGATCTAGGACTGCAAGCTATTCCATCTGCTTATCAAGGACAGCAACAGCTTTTGGCTAGTTTAATGCCATCATTAGAAGCCTCGCGAATTGGTGCAGGACTACAATCTACAGGACTAGGCTTGGGAACAGGATTGGCTGAGTCTACTTTAGAAGCACAGCTTGGGTATTCAGCACTAGCTAATGCTCTAAGACAACAACAATTCCAAGGATTGTTTGATCTGTTAAAGGGTGAACGAACATCTCAAACAGGAAGCAATGTTACAGGCGGGTTAATTAATACTTCAGGTTTAAATCCTATAGCCGCAGGAATAGCAGAACAAATTAATCAAGGTGTCGATGGGTTTACATCAGATATTTTAAATAGGAATTAAACAATGGCTATTAATATAAGCACACTCTTCGCAGACATCATTGATACTCCAGAGCAACGTCAGGAGAAGCTGCTACAGCAAGGACAAATGCAAGGACGTTTGCTTGCATCAGGTCTTACAGGTCGCTCTAAAGCATTAGCTCCGCTTGCTCAGATGGCAGGTCAGCTAGGTGTGCAGCGTAACGAAGATATCCGTAGGGCAGTACAGCCTATGCTTGGGATTGACCCAAGGTCTACTAGCGAAAAACTACAAGCCGCTCTAGCCAATATAGATACATCTACTCCCGCTGGTCTTATTGAGGCTGCCAATATGGTGCAGTCAATTGATCCTATACGAGCTGCCACTCTACGTCAGGAAGCCGCAAGAGTAAGAATTGAGCAGGACGATCGTAAGATGGCTCGTAAGACAGAAGAGCTACGACAATTGCAAGCAGGGACTAGCATCGCTGCCGCAACTCAAACAATGCTTTTGCAGCAAAACGCAGAAGACAGAGCTGTTGTGGCGGCAGGGTATGCAGCTCAGATGGCAGGATTAAACCAATCCGCGTTAGCTATACAAATTAACAAAGGCGCAAGAGAGATAATAAATCTTCAAAACGCTGACGCTAATAGAGATGATATTGCAGCCGATCTTCGTGGTCTTGGATCAGAGTACGAGCTATATGCTACTGGCATTGAGTCAAACAGCTTTGATGCAATAGATGTTTTACCAAAAGTGGCAGCTCTAGAACTAGCTAAAGTTAAAGCTCTAGCTTTAGAAGATTACAAGCCGTTAAGTGAGCGTGAAAGAGGCGAGTACGATGATTTAGCTCGAGAAATGCCAGAGCTAAAAGAAGTGTTATCAAAAGGATTGTTTGGTTACCGCGACCCAATAGTTTCTTCTGCAAAATTTTATCAACTTGTAGCTGTTGAAAGACAAACAAATCCAGCAGCAAGCCCTGATCAAATCCTGCAATCTGTTGCAACAAAAATTAAAAGAGGTATAGCAGCTCCGGTAGCTGAGTTAGATATAGAAGCTATGGCTCGGGAGCAAGCAGGAGGATTAGGCTTTGACCCTGATGCCGCCGCTGCAGCAGGGGCTGCGAGATTAGGTTTGGATGCGCCTGAACCTGAACAGGATGTGTCTGTTGATCTTGCTTTTGAGTCAGTTTTACAAAACTTGGAAGCAACTAACAGCAACACCGCCCAAGCTGTTACTAGGTATTTAAACAGAACCAAAGCTGAAATAGGAAGCACGAAAACAGCCATAAGGAACAGGCAAGCTGCTAACTCAGATGCGTCTGACTTAGAGTCAAAACTTTCTGTGCTTGAATCTCGCCTTAACAGATATTCTCAATAGGCTTCACTATGGATTTATCTAATCTTGGAAAAAAAGATTTAGAGTTAATTGCACAAAAGAAGTTTGACCAAATTTCTCCTGAAGCAATGGCTACTCTTCGCGGTCAGTCTACAACGCAAGAGCCTTCAACTTTTGACAAGTTTGCATATGCTTATGAGTCTGCTGACACGGATATTGGTAATGCTTTTACTTATTTGTCTAGTGAATTCCCTATAGGTAAAGTTGGTTTTAATTTTAGCAATGGTTTTAGCTATACTCCAGCAGAAGAATTATACGGCGAGAAGTATATGCAGGCATCTTCTGATGTTCGCAGACAAGTTATTGCACGAACTAAAGAGTTAGAGTTAGGAGATAAGTACCCAGAAGCTGCCAGGCAAGAAGGAATGGGCGGTGCTGCGGGTATAGCAGGCACAATTGTAGGCTCTCTCATGAGTCCAACTACGCTTATTCCTGTATCCAAAGCGTACCAAGGATACAAAGGACTAGCCGCAGTAGGCGCGGCATTTGGTGCTGAGTATAATGTTTTAGAGCAACTTGCTAAAACAGGCGAAGTTAACCCTGCTCAACTTGCGGGGGCTACTGCCCTTGGTGCTATTGCTGCTCCTGCTACATCAGCAGTGATTAAAGGCTTAACACCATCCGCAAGGAAGGCTTTGATAGAGAGACGTTCGCCTGAAGCCAAGAAGCAAGCTGCCACTCAATTTGAAGAAATAGAAAATATTGTAGTAGAGCAAGCGTCCAAAGGTATGTCAGATATAGCGGTTATTCAGCAAGCAGTTCGTAATCGAATGGGTCTTGACCAAGATCAACTAGACGCAATACTTATTAATTCAGATGCAAAAATGCGAATTCCTTCCCAAGAAAACGCACAAGCTATTATTGCAGTTAAAGCAAAAAATATAGCTCCTTCTGCTGCAACTAAAGGTTGGAAATTTGCTGAAGATTTTATGGGAGTGATTAGTACTAACATCAAAGCAATCAGCCCCAAAGCTCACGCACTACTAGGCAAAACTGAATACAAAATTGCTAGTGAAACCGATCAATATATAAAACAAGTCAAACCTCTTACAGATATATTCGACAAAATGAACGGAGAGGATTTAAAATTAGTATCCAGAAGTTTAAACAATGGAGAGTTTGATGATGCTTCTGCTATCTTAAAAAAATACTCACCAAATAGTGACGAGTCTTTTCAGCAAGCAAGAGATGTATTAAAAGATATTCGTGACAGGCTTGTAAAAGAAGCTGGTTACGATGACCTTGGAGATATGACAAATTACTATCCTAGAATGCTAAAGGATTATAAAAAGTTTGTTGAAGCTCTGGGTATTGAAGAAAAGACTACACTACAAAAAGCTTTAAAGTTAAAAGCAAAACAATTAAAACTAAAGTCTGTTGAAGATATGCCTTCAGAAGAAAGAATTAATGTTATTAATCAAGTAATGCGTGGACGCAAACCAAATATGCTTGATGGAAAGATGGGGTTCTCTAAAGGTAGGGAGATTGGAAAAATAGATGACAATCTGATCTCTCAATATCAAGACCCTAAGACCGCTCTTAACACACATATTATGAAAGCTGTTAGCGACATTCATAAACGCACTTTTTTTGGAAGAGGAAAATCTGTTAAAGATAAAAGTATTCGAGAAATGAATTTAGATGAGTCGATAGGCGGGTATATCGATGAGGCAGTTGCAAAAGGTGATATGGCAGAGGCAGACTCCGACCGTCTTGCTGAAATGTTAGAGGCTAGATTTGGATTAGGCGAAGCAAGCGCAAGCAAAGTTAATCAAGTTATGCGTAACGTGGGTTACATGACAACACTAGGAAATCCTTTTTCTGCACTAACCCAGATAGGCGATCTTGGCATGTCGGTTTATGCTAATGGATTACGCCATACAATTGCCTCCATGTTGGGGAAGAAAAGCATTGATCTAGACGATCTCGGTATTAACAACATGATAGCCCAAGAATTATCTACTGTTGGCAAAACAGCCAAGATGTTAGATAAGAGCCTGGCCGCAGTAGGATTTAAAAAAATAGACAGGTTGGGAAAAAACACTTTATTAAATTCTTCGTATCGTAAATTTAAACAAGCCGCAAAAAGTGAGTCGGGCATAGCGTCAATCAGAAAAAAATATGGAGAGATGCTAGGGAATGAATTTAAATCTACTGTTGCTGATTTAAAAGCAGGAAACATAACTGACAATGTTAAGCTGATATTGTATAACGAATTGGCAGGAGTCCAGCCAATCAATCTTTCGCAAATGCCATTAAGCTATCTTCGGAATCCCAACGGAAGAATTTTTTACTCATTGAAAACTTTTGCAATCAAGCAGTTAGATGTTATGCGTAGAGATATTGTTCAGGAATTTAAAGCTGGCAATACAAAGAAAGGTGCTGAAAATCTTGTAGCATATATGACGATTATTCCCATGATGGGAGCGACAGTAGATGAGGCTAAAGACTTCTTAAAAGGGCAGGGTGCAGATGTAAATGATATGCCAGACAACTACATAGAAAATCTATTAAAAGTATTTGGTGGAAGCCAGTATGTTATGGATAGATATGTTAATAAAGGTCAGGTTGGCTCGGCTATTGGCGAGATAGTAGCCCCGCCTACTGACTGGATTAATGCTGCAGGCGAAGATGTATGGAAACTTGCTAACGGGGATTTTGTCGGGCCAGAATCCAAAATGTTGCGAGAGCTGCCTATTATCGGCAAAGTTTGGTACAATTTTTTTGGTGGGGGCTTAGAAAAAGCTATAGACCGCGAAGAAAAAGCACGAGAAAAATAAAAGATATACTAGCAGACTAACCTTTAAGCAAAAGGCGAGTTCACGGGTGACGCAGAAACCTCTCGCTCAGTAAGGGGAGGCGGCTCTGTTACCGCATCCTCAATCAAGAAATCACAGAACTGTTTA